ACCAACTGGAGACGTAAGTGTTAATTCTGGTAATAGAACAATTTCTCAAAAAGGTAAAGACCTTTCTGCGTCCCAGTCGGATGATAGTAGTACAAAAACCACAACTACAAATACGACTAATCCTCCTCCAGCGCCCCCTGCCGCACCTCCAGCAGGTGGTGCCACACCAACTACTCCTCCACCTCCAGCAGGTGGCGGTACGCCAGCACCAGCAACTCCTAAAAAGAGTGGAGCACCTGCTACGCCAGCCGCTCCAGCGCCTGCGCCACGTACACAGGCACCTTCACCTAGACCAACTGCTGCTCCTGGACCAACTCCAGCAGGTCCTCAAGCACAAGTAACAGGACCTGCTACAGCAGGACCACCACAAGTTCAACCAGCCGCTCCAGCACCTGCACCTGCTAAAGCAACTCCTGCACCAGCGGCGGCTCCAGCCGCAAAGACAGCACCAGCCGCAAAGCCTGTTGCTAAAAAAGAAGCAGTTAAAAAAGCAGCCACTAAAAAAGTAGATGCTGCTGTTAAAGAAACACCAGCACCTGCTAAAGAAACTCCTGCAAAGAAGGAACCTGCAAAGAAAGCGGCGGCTCCTAAGAAAGACCCAAAAGCGTAGAGGAGTCTCCTAAAGAGGCTCCAAAAGCACCCATGGAGATGGACGTAAGACCAAATCCACAAGGCGTCAATGAACGCCACGTAAAAGTCGGAGACCAATGGGTCCCATTATCAAAGTATAATAAATGATAGGATTATAGTATGGCAGTTAATGATTCCCGTTCCATGAATATGGACCTCATCCGTGGCGCAGGCGACGGAAAATTCAAATCTCTCACCCCAAGTCGTGGTGGAGAAGTTGACCCAACCTCAGCAACAATTCGTAAGGAACAGTTGCAAATTCAATATAATGTTCAGACGTCACCAGACTTTCCGAACTATGAAACACACTTGCGATAGGAGCAACTGATGGGAACAGACCACAAAGGACGCCGTATCGGTGACAACCATAAAGCAACGCCACGCATTTCTCAAATGCTTGCGTACAAAATGGGTTATGACCCTAAATTTTTAGGTGGCGCTATTCCAGAAGAATACCGTGAAGAAACTGCTCAAAATTTGATTGATTCACACCGTGCTGGTGTGGGAAGAGGTCGTGGTGGTTCTAACGCAACACCATTGATTTCAGATGTTGTTAAAAATCGTCACGGTATTGTAGATGGTATTGCTGAAGAAAGGTACCAACGTGCCTGGAATGTGACAAGCCCACGAGAAGAATGGGGCAATGATGATGGCAGGAATTCTTATTTGTTTGACCACCCTGATGACCCACCACGAGGGTACTAGACAACCTACTTAATTGTCCTGTAGGCTGAGAGCCTACCAAGGAGTATAAAATGGCTGAAACAGGTTTTGACCGTATCCTCGTTTGCAAACATCATGGTGTTATGTACAAGATGCGTCCTTATGATGGACCACCTGAGTATGACCAAGAACTTATTGAGTTGTGCAATCGTCACAATGCTCAGTTCCCTGACTCAGATAAATGTCGTGCAACCATCTACCGAACAGACCCAGAGACGGCTAGTAAATTGGATATGGAGTCAGCACTTACAAAAGAGTTGTCTGACCATGACGTGTACATCAAAGATTACCGTGATGACTTAAAGGTTGAAGCCCTGAAATGTTTTAACCAGCACAATCGCCCTAGTGATGGTTGCCCTGATTGGTGCATTGAGGCTAAAACTATTGGTCGCAAGATTGGTGTTCCGCCAGAGAAGCGCCAGTATCTCTGCATGTATTGCCCTGCTGGTGCACACGTTGCACACATTGAACGTAAGGCTATGGGGCTTTACGACCAATGATTTTTATTACCTTTGATACTCTTGCTAGCCCAGCAGAGTCATTGGGCGCAAGACAACCCCGTCCTGAAACACGTCGTTTGTGGAGTGCTTTATTTCCTCATTACCATGGGCGCATTGTGGTTATTGCAGATGGCATCCCTCGGGATGGTATTAACGGTGAAGAAATTCTTAAAGAATGGTTAAAGCGTGAAGGGTTTAAAGCAACTTCTGTAGATATTTCTAGCGAGAAGAGTTCTGAAGTTGTGTATGACCGAGTCATGGCTCTTGCGTCAGTATTTGGAAAACCTCATTGGTTCATTGACACCAACCCTGAATCTATTGCTAAAGTGGCTCGCTACGGCATACCTACACTTTTAATGACCATTCCACATACCATTCGTCCTGAATGGGATAAAGGTCGGGAAATCAAAGGTTGGGATACGCTTGTAGAAGAAATCAATAAGCAAGAAATGGCTAAAAAAGAAAGAAGTTGGGGCGACATTGAGTGACATGACGTTTGAAGAATGGTATCAAATTGGGATGGATAAGAGTTTCTGTGGTCCACCTATATGTGTAGAACACGATGGATACCCAAGCACAGAAGATGAAGACGCATGGTGCGAAGAGAATGGTGAGATGCCTTGTTTCTCCATGGTTCGCCTATACGCCGATGACCTTGAACGCCTACTTGTAGAGCAGAACCACTCCCCTTCGGTGTGGCGCAGAGTTGGCTGGGAATGAAAATATACTTTGGTGGTGCTGAGAAAGGCTCTTACCGAAACATGCTGTTATCCGCAGGGGTAACTCGTTTTGGTATCAATCTGACTCATCTCCCTGTCCCAAAGAAAAAAGAACAAGACCTTGGCACCATGTTCAATGGTGGAGAGGTTCTTCTTTATGTTTCTGAGACAGACGAAGACATCGCTAAGTACGATACTTTTATTCGTCAGCATGCTGACAACCTCAGTATTGTCATTGGACAGCCCCAGTACGATGGTGCATGGCTTGGAGAAAAGTACGTTCCTATCTGGAATGACCCCGAAGACCTTGAGAGGTTGGCATGGTTGTGCCAGCGACATGGCAAGGTTGCTATCTCTGACAAGGCTATTAACGGTAAGAACCTAAACCGAATCAAGCAGTTGTCAACCCGATGGGGCACCCACCTCATTGGTCTCACATCTAAGCCTGACTTGATTGAAAGCATTGCTTGGGACTCCGTTGTGGTGGTCTCATGGACGTCTGTCATCCGCTATGGCGAGACACAGGTGTGGGATGGGCATGGGCTACGCAGGTACCCAGCACAACAAAAAGACTCTGCTCGTAAGAAACATCGTGCCGATATTATTCGCCTTGGTATTGACATTGACGCAGTCATGGAAGACGAAGTGTCTGCCGTTGGTTCGCTTGCTATTGAGTCTTGGAAGCAATGGGAAACTAAAACATTTGGGGGCTATGACCACATGCAAGACGATGATGAGCAAGAATTTGGTACCCCTAAAAACGGGGACATAATTGCTACCAACCCTAATACCCCTGATGCAGGAAACGTGGTTCCTAGGGGTACAAGTATTGCTACCAACGTGCCTGAGAAGCGGCACGAGGGTAACCGTGTATTGCTACCAGTAATGGGTGTAGAGAACATTACCTCTATGGGGTCGCAAAGCCTTGATAGAGAAGGGGAATCTATTGAAATTGCCCCTGAAATAACCCCCCTGCTTAGGTACAATGCGAACCCTTTACGACAGTGTAATAATTGCTACTTATCCTCACGTTGTCCCTCATTTCAAGAAAATACTGAGTGTGCGTTTTCTTTGCCGATTGAGATTCGGACTAAAGACCAACTTAGTGCCGCAATGAGGGCGCTTGTAGAGATGCAAGTGGGTCGTGTGATGTTCGCTAGGTTTGCTGAAGAGATGGAAGGGCAAGGTCTTGACCCGTCTCTGTCGGCTGAAATGGACAGAGTGTTTGCCCTTGTAGAGAAGATGCGAAACATCTCAGACAACCGAGAGATGGTCAGTCTCAAGGTAGAAGCAAGTGGCTCCAGTGGCGTACTGTCCCGACTGTTTGGACAAAAGGCTGGGGAGCATGCTCGCCAACTCCCCAACGGTGGATTTGACAGTGGACAAACCGACGCCCTTTACGCAGACATAATTGATTTATCTGAAGAGAGTTGACAAGTCCCCAAATAAGGACATAGACTCCGTACATGTCTAAACATGTACTAGTAACTGGCGGTTGTGGTTTTGCAGGTCACCATCTTATTGAACACCTCCTCGTCAACACCGATTGGGAAATCACGATAGTTGATTCCCTTACCTATGCAGGACGGGTTGACCGCTTAACGGACATCAATGGGTATGACCCCAAGCGTGTTCACATTATGTGGCATGACCTACGCTCCCCGATGCCTCCAAACACCCCTGATGTAAATTATGTTCTACACCTTGCGGCTGAGTCGCATGTGGATAGGTCAATTACCAATCCAGTTCCTTTTATTTTGAACAACATCATGGCAACCACCAACCTTGTGGAGTGGGCACGTCACCAAGACAACCTAGAACACTTTATTCAGATTTCTACTGATGAGGTGTATGGTCCTGCCCCTGAAGGTTACGCACACCGTGAGTGGATTGACCCCATGCTTCCATCTAACCCATATGCGGCTAGCAAGGTTGGGCAAGAGGCTGTTGCTATCTCTTACTGGCGCACATACGGTCTCCCCCTGACTATTACTAACACTATGAACTTGTATGGGGAACGTCAAGACATTGAGAAGTTTGTTCCTAAGACCATGAAGGCACTACTTGCAGGAGACAAAGTTATTTTGCATGGTCGGGAAGCAAAACATGGGTTTGTGTATTCATCACGACATTGGCTACATGCTCGTAACCATGCTGATGCTTTGCTTTGGCTCTTGCGTGAAACAACCCCTTACGTATACGGAACCAGCCCTGTCTTTCCTCAACTTCCAAATCGTTGGCACGTGGCTGGTGAAGAACGCAACGTACTAGAAATGACATATGAAATTGCCAAAACACTTGGTGTTAAAAACATTAATCATGAGAACGTTGATTACCACTCAAGTCGCCCAGGTCATGACCACCGTTACGCACTGGACAACAGCAAAATTATGAACGCTGGATGGAAACCTCCGTACAGCCTTGAAGAGGCACTGACAAAAGCAGTGGAATGGACAATGGAGAACCAAAAATGGGTGAAATGATTACCGACATTGGCATGGACATGGATGGGGTTGTTTACCCCTTTGTCAATGCTTTCAAAAGTTATTGTGCTGAACGTCAAGGAAAGTTGTTTCTTCCTGAGCCAACAAGTTGGCATTTCTATGAAGACTGGGACATGGATGAACACACATTTCATGAATGGGTAGAAGACGCCGCTACAAACTACGAAGTGTTCTCTTCTCAAAAACCCTACGCAGGGGTAACAGATGCATGGAATGAACTACGTGCTATGGGTATCAAAATCCACGTCCTCACCGCACGTCCTCAAGCCGCATGGGAGCAAACGGCTAAGTGGCTGACTGCACAAGGTTTGGTTGCTGACAGTCTGCACTTTAACCCCACAAAAGGCTTTCTCACAAAGATTGCAAAAGGTCAAGCACTTATTATTGACGACCATGTCCAGTATTACGATGAAGCAGAAAAGAATGACATCATTCCTGTTCTTATGACTCGTGCATGGAACACACATAAAGAAGACGCAACACGTGTAAATAACTTGTCTGAATTAGTATCCCTCATACGTGGTTACAACCTTGTAAAGAAAACTGAAAAGACTTCTATGTCTAAGAAATTAGCAACGTACTACAAAGAAGAAAAGCCATCTCCATACATGAAAAAATTGCATGAACGGTACCCAGTAGAACCTCATAAGAAACCAGAACCAATTTGGACGTACCCAACAAAAGACGATGGGGTTTGGCGAAACTAATGACTACATCTTCACGAGCAAAACTGTTGGTAGATGCTTCTAACCTAATTGACGGAGACCGTAACGTTCAATATGGCGACCCCATTGACGACTTCTCACTTACAGCCTCTATGTGGGAAGCCTACTTACGCCGTATTGTTATTACACGTAATACTGGTGGAGAAGTATTTCTTGACCCACATGATGTTGCTGTCATGATGTTGCTTGTAAAGGTATCTCGTTTAGCACAGTCCCCTGAAAAGCAAGACCATTGGTTAGACATTGCTGGATACGCAGGATGTGGTTGGGAGTGTGCTGAACAAATGTACAAACCTAGTGGACACTGAAGAAACAAAACAAGCCTACGCACGTGCGATGGGCTACACAACAAATGAAGATTACGCACAACTCAAAGCAGACTATGAAGCACTCAAGAAACGTTATGAACAAATACTGGTTGCTGTTGAAGACAGCACTGAAGCGGTTCTTAGAATTGCTAGAGAAGGCAAAATGGATTTGTAATGCAATTACACCTGTG